CGAAGGTGACATCCACACCGCCGTCGTCGGTCAGCGCGCTGCCTTCCGTGGTCTTGGCGACGGCCGTGGTCGTGTCGTCCACGGTCGGGATGTTGATCTGCTCACCGGTCGAGGTGTTGATGGCGGTGCAGATGTCATCGTCGTACATCGGGCCCCAGGCGGCCATCGACTTGACGATGATGTTGGCCAGGGTGACCGGGACGGTGAAGCCGCCGGCCGAGTTGGTGCCGACGGTCTGGGCGCGGAATTCGGCGTCCTGCTGGACACCGGCCTTCAGGGCGGCGCGCTCTTCGCCGGACAGGTCCGACACATTGCCGCCGGCGCGCAGCATGGCATAGAAGGCGTCCCGGTACTCGGGGGCCTTGCCCTGGTCGGCGGCACGGGCTGCACCGTCGCCGGGGATCGGTCGCAGCTTGGCGCGGGCCTCTTCGGCGCGGGCTTCAGCGGCCGAGACACGGGCTTCGCGCTCGATCTGGCCTTCGATCTTGTCGAAATCAGCCATGATCGAGTCGTGGCGCTGGTTGAGTTCGGCGGCACGGCTTTCGTCGGTGTTGGTCTTGATTTCTTCCAGGGCCTCGCGGGCCTGGGCGACCAGACGGCCACGCTTTTCGTTCAGATCGGTGATCGACATTTCAGTCTCCTCAGGAGTGGGTTTTTGAGAAAGCAAAAAGGCCCGCCGGGATGGCTGGGCCTGGATGCCTTTCCCAAGGGCGGTTGATGGGCTCCGACCCGAGAGGGCCGGGGAATAGTGTCAGCCGATGCGGCGGAACTTGTGCTCGGCGGCGGCCTTGCGTTCCGCGATGCGGGCCTCAGCCTTGAGCCGGTTGTGTTCGGCTCGCTCGGCGTTGGTCATCTCGCGCTTCGCGTCCAGCGCCCTGAGCGCAATCGAGGTGTCGCCATAGGCAGGCTCGGAAACCACGGACACCTCGCGCAGGGAAACGGCGTGAATCGTCCGCATCGGCGGGTCTTCCGTCTCGTCCCATTCGTCATGGGTGACGACGAAGCCAAAGCTCATGCCGTCGATGTCGCCACGCTCCAGCAGGGCCCGCACATCGCGGCCGTCCGAGGTATCCGGCAGGTCAATCTCGACCGCCAGACCCTTGGCATCCTCTTTCAGGCGCAGCGTTCCGGCCTTGGACCGGCCCAGAACCCGGCCCCGATCGTGATCGAAATACGCCCGCACGTCCGCGGTCTTCAGGGTCTCGGTGAAGGCGCCGGGCGCAATCACCTCACGGAACGAACCGCCGATGTCGGCCTCGCCACCGAAGACGGCAGCGTACCCGACGATGGTGTCCGACCGCTGCTCGACGGGAAGGCTGACCGAGCGGGTCTCGGCTTCACGCACTTGGGTCAATGGACCCTCCATTAACGGCGGGCGGGGTCGCTCCGTCCTGTGGTTGGCTTCCCAGCGGAACAGTCGCCCCCTGAATGTAAGGCACGGCCCCGACACCGCCGGCATAGGCGCGGCGGTTATCCAGCGCGCGCGCCTCATCGGGCGTCAGCAGCGCCGTTTGGATGCCGCGCGCCATCCCCTCGATCCGGCTCTTGAAGTCGCCGCGCATCATGGCGTCGAGGGAATGCTCGACATAGCGACGGTTGTTGGCAGCCCCGAACAGCTTGAGGTTCAGCTCCTCTTCCAACGCCTTGGCCCACTGGGCGATCAGGTGCTTCACAAGGTGAAGATCCTGTTGCTCCGTGTTCGAGAAGGTCCCGTGCGTCAGGTCCTGCAGGAACACCGGCGGCAGGTTGAACAGCCGCGCGATCTCCTCAATCTGAAGCCGGCGCGCCTCGGTCATCTGACCTTTGGCTGGATCGAAGCCGACCGGTTTCAGTTCATAGCCGGCAGGAATCGGGAAGATCGCCTCGCCGCCGCCCTTGGCCGCGTCGATGGATCGTTTGATGTCAGCCTGAGCCCGTTTGACGGCCTCAGCCCCGGCGGGCATCGGGCCGGTCAGCGCCAGAGGCGGAACGCCCCCGCCGGCAAAGAAGCCTGACGCATAGTCGCCCATGGCAATGGCCAGGCCGATAGCCTTCGCGCCCATCACCAGCGGCGAGTGCGCCGCCAGCTGGTCAGACTTGAGCATGAACGGCACGTCGATCACGTCGGCAGCCGGGTACTCGTTGTCGTCGACCGTATAGACCTTGCGGCCGGCCACGCGCTTGACGGTCGCCCGGGTCGAGTCGATCGGCCAGATGGCATCCACGTTCGGTCCGACACGCTCGATCCAGGCCAGCCCGCGACCGCCCGTGAAGACTTGCTGCCAGAAATACTGGCGGAACCCAAACGAGGTCCACTCGGTGTTCGGGGCCTCGTTCAGAACCCGCTGCAGCTTGCCGCCCGCGCGCACCGCACCAGCCTCGCCGGCGTCCCGATAGGCATGCAGCGGGAGGTTCGCCAGCGAGCGTGACAGGAACGAGACCGAGGCCGCGACCGCCGGCACCGTCAGCGCGGAATCCAGCGTCACAGCAGGCAGCCCGCCGGGCTGGACGTTGAAGAACTGCAGAAAATTCGCGGCGCTCACAGGGACGCGAGGGTCCTCCGCCGAGGCCCGCTTCTCGGTCTTGTTAGCGCTCCGGCCGAACAGCTTCATGCGGCCCCCATCAGGCTATAGGTCGGATCATCCCAAGGTGAAGCGATCACCGCGGCGCCTTCATCCGACCCCGCGAGCGCCAGGGCCGAGACCAGGGCGGCGATGCCATCGATCTTCTCGGTCGACTTGGACTTTGACGGCTTGATGTTGCCGGCGGCGTCGGTCTCGATCGCGACGTTACTGGCGCACCATTCCAGGATGGGATGGCCGCCGTGTTCGAACATTTCGCTGAGCAGCAACCGCTCGAGCTCTTTGGCGGGCGCGGACAGGGTCAGGAAACCTTGACGGACCTTTTCCGTGGGCAGGCCCTCCTGGCCTAACTGGATCATGACCTGCGTGGCGTTGAACGGGTCGAATCCGAACCGCTCGATCTGAAACATCTCGGCGTCGGCCAGGATCTGGGCCTTGATGAAGTCATAGTCGACGACATTGCCCTCGGTGGCGATCAAGGCACCCTCGCGGGCCCATTTGTCATAAGGTACGCGGTCGCGACGAACCCGGTTCGCGATGGCGTCGGCCGGCACAAAGAAGCGCGGCAGGAACCGCCAGCGCTCGACCAGCTCATCCGGCGGGAAGACCAGCAGCTGGGCTGCAAGATCGGTCGTCGCAGCCAGGTCGACCGCGCCAAAGCAACGCCGGCCCCGGTTGGCTTCAGCCATTTCGGACCAGTGAACCGGCCCGGCCAGGGTGCGCCACCGATCCATCGGCAGCCAGCGGACCGCCTGTTCGGTCCAGATGTTCAGGTGATAGCGCTTGAAGTCGTTCTCATGCCTGGGCGATTCCTGCGCCCTCTGGCATTCGGCCCTCAGATAGTCTTCCTTGACGCTGACCCCATAGTTCGGATTGGCCGCGCGCCAGGTCTCTTCCTGTGTCCAGTCCGAATCCTTGGGCGCGGCATAGATGACGACCAGCGTCTCGGCATCTTCGACCACACCGTCCTGAACCTTGGTGCAGTATTCAAACTGCTCCCAGCCGAACCCCATCCGCTGGCCGGCGGTCGAGATCAGGAACTCCAGCGGCTGGCGGCGCGCGACCGACGACTGGTGAACGAAGGTGTAGAGGTCGCCCGAGGTCCATTCGTGGATTTCGTCCCCGATCAGCCCCGACATCGACAGGCCGTGCTTGCCGGATGCATTGCCCGACAGCGGCTTGAAGCTCGCATTCAGCTCGGCGCAGTAGATCGAGGGCTTGAACGTCTGCAGCAGGTCCGACAGCGTCGGCGAAAGATTGACCATGGCCCCGGCCTTGGCGAACACCAGCCGGGCCTGATCCTTGTCCTTGGCGATCGAATAGACCTGACCGCCCAGTTCACCGTCGCCCAACAGGCAGAGCAGCGACACGCCGGCGGCCAGTTCCGTCTTGCCGTTCTTGCGCGGCACCCAGACGAAGGCCCGGCGATACTGCCGCGTCCCGTCCGCCCGCTTCCACCCGAACAGAGGGCGGATGATGTCGTGTTCCTGCCAGGCTTCCAGCAGAAACGGCCGGCCCGCCCATTCGCCTTCGGTGAACCGAAGGTGGGTGTGAAAGAACGACACCGCCGCATCGGCCGCGCGCTGGTCGTACCAGTACGGGCCGTCTTCCCATCGGCCGGCGGCGGCGTTCCACTCCGCCGAGGCCCGAACGGCCTCGGGCCGGGGCGGCGTCATCAGTTCAACAGCCCGACCGGGCTGGCGGGGGCCGCCGGGGTCTGGGCCGCAGCGGGTGCATCCGCCTCGCGCCGAACCCCGAACAGATCGCCCGCGGGATCCGGCGTCATGGTCCTGGACGCAAAGATCCGCTGACGCTCCGCCGGGTTCAGACCGAAGACCGCTTCCTGCGTCTCGAGCAGCCGCGCCAGGCGGTCGCCGATCAAGAACGCCGGATTGACCCGTTTCAGCTTCCCGTGATTGCTCTCGCTCTCATAGGTCTCGCCGTCCGCGTCCAGCAGGTCCTGCATTTTCAGCCAACGCGCCAGGTTGCGGCAGTAGCGCCCGAAACTCTCGGCATCCACCGGCGTCAGCAACTTCAACCGCGCGACGTTCGGTGCCAGCCGATCCCAGGTCTTCAGGCCCTCGCCCTTCAACCAGGCCGGCGGCGCGACGCCAGACGTAGCCGCCAGCGACGCCGCCGTATCGATCGCCACCTTGCGCTTGCCCGGGTTGCCCTTGGCCTCCCTGACTGCGGCCGGAGCCGGCTTAGGCCCTCGCCGCATGGTGGCCTCCAAAAAAAGTTTCGCGAAACTCGCGGGCAGAAAAATTGTGCGCCCCCGCCGCCCTTTTCTCTTT